GGCTCTACAGACGACTGTTGGTAACAGTAGCTCAGGGCTTGTCAGGGATGTCACGGCTCTCTCGACTGCTGTGGGTGACTCATCGTCCGGCCTCGTGAGAGACGTAAGCACGCTCCAGTCAACCACGGCCCAACAGCGTATCTTCAGGCAGGCAACGCCTCCCTCGACATCTACGGCTGACCGGAAGATAGGTGACCTGTGGTTTGACACAAGCAACGGTAACACGCCCTACTATTGGAATGGTAGCGGATGGGTTCTCAATACAGACACAACCCGAGCCTCCCAGGCTGCCTTAACCACAGAACAACAGGCCAGAACTACAGCAGATACAGCCCTTGCTTCGTTTCTTATGTCAGCATCGGCTGGAACAAGCCGTGTGTATACTTCAAACCCAGGTATCACCGGAAGACAAACAGGTGATGTGTGGATCAGACCTGATGAGAACTTCAGGCAGTATGTGTGGGCTCAGGTAAACGATACGGGACCATTCGATTGGCGTGATAACAGTAGTGGAACATACACGCGATACATCGGTATTCTGGCAAACGTAACGAACACTTCGAACTCTGCCTTCACGACAGCCAGCAGCGCACAGTCAACTGCTGCTGCTGCGAACACGATAGCGCAACAGGCGACCTCTACTGCGAATAGTGCAAGTAATACGGCAAATAATGCTTCCAGCGTCGCTTCGATTGCTCAGGATATTGCAAATACTGCACAGAATGTTGCCAATTCAGCAAATAGCACCGCAAACGCCGCAGCTACAACAGCCAACTCAGCGAATGCTACGGCTATTTCAGCAGCAAATCAGGTAAATGCGTTAAGTTCGACAATTAGCGATGGCCTTAATAGTGCAAATAGTCGAATTGACACTGTATCAGCAACTGTTGCAACCAATAACACCGCGCTTAATACACGTATTGATAACTTAACGACAACCGTTAATAACAACAACAACTCGTTAAGCTCAACAATCAGCAACATTCAGACAACCGCTACAAACGATAGAAACACATTTGCTGGACAGATATCAAGCTTGCAGTCTGTAGTTGGTTCGGGTCCGGGAGGTGGAGTTAGTCTTACACAAGCTCTATCTACAACTGCATCAACAGCAAACACAGCAAACAATAATGCGACATCGGCACTAAACACTGTTAACGCTGCGGTTACTACCGCTAATAACCTCTCGTATGAGTGGCGTGTTCAGGGAACTATCGACGGTGTAAGTGGGGGATTGAGGCTTGCAGGAGCAAAGCGAGTAAATCCGAATACAGGCCAAGTTGAGAATACAGCAAATCTTGTTATTGACGCAGATACAACCATTAATGGCGCTCTTCTTGTTAATGGAACTATATCAAATCCAAAGATTGCAAACAATGCTGTTTCGAACCAATCGTTTAGCAGTAGTATAAACACAGGCACCACATCTGTTAATGTTAATGTGAGGCCTGGGGCAAAGGTTCAAATAGTTGCAAATTATGGTGCAGTAGATTCTTCTGCCAACATTGATAAAGTTCAGGTAGTTAAGGCTTGGACGCTTACAAGTAACAACTCTACGTCAGCCCCATCATATACAGCGCCCGTTCCGTTTCTTGCCGCCCTCTTCAAAATTGACTCTCAGATTGGTTCTCAGACAGCTTCAAATGTTACACTTACTCCGGTCATAGGTTTCAATCTGGTTTCTGCAAGGGATGATGCAACAAGTACACCTGTTACAGTGAATGGAGTTACTTTTACAAACTACAATCGCGTATGGGAGTGGTATGTTCTTGGAACAACTGCTGTAGGTTATTACACAAATAACACTGCCTCTGAACAAACAGTGACATTCAGGGCTTATCTTGATTACAGGAACGAATCATCTGCTGCAAGCGGATCAAGGCCGATAACCATTAACGTAATCGAACTCGCCAAATGAATTTCATACGTTTCAATCCTGAAACCGGAGATATCACAGATACTGGCTACATGGATGACGTTCATGTGCAGGCTGAGATTGACTCCGGTAAACCCACACTATTCGCATACAACATTATGGACATCAATTCGTGGCGAGTAAATCTCGACACACTGCAAGTTGAGCCAAAAGACTAAATTTACGGGGTCATAACCCCAAGTAAGCGGGGAGATACCCTTGGCATCCTATAATTTCCTTCCGACTATTGCGACAACCAACCAGACGCAAACCACAGCCCCCTCGTGGCAACCCCAGGTAGGCGCTCTTACCACCGCATTTGGTGGAGCCATGGACGCCTATGGTTCTCAGCGTGGCATGGGGCCATACATGGGTGACTACGTCGCAGCGCCCAATGCAACCCAATACGGAGCCTACAATCAGGCTGGCGACTTCAGTAGAGCTTTCGGCAACATTCCGGGCCAGCAGATCACCTCTGGCAGCCCAATGATTGCCCAGGGCTACGGTGGCGCTACGAACGCCATGACCGGCCTGTATGACTTCGCTAACAGCGACATGGCTGGCCGCAACATTGCGACTGCCAATCGTTACGCTGAGAACCCCTACATCTCTGGTGCTGTTGAAGCAGCCACGAGAGACGCCCGGTCTGCCGCTGGCAAGGCTTCAGGTAACCTATACCGAAACGCTGCGGGCTCAAACAACATCAATTCAGACCGTGCTGCCCTGATCCAGGGTGAGATTGACAGCGACCTCGCAGAGAACGCCCAGAACATCAGTGCGACCATGCGTAACAACGCGTTCAACACTGGTTTGGGGACGGCTCTCTCGCAGAACCAGCAGGGCCTTGGGGCTTTGAGTAACGCTGGCTCTCTTGGAGCTAACATTGGTGGCGCTGGTAGCGCGATGATGTCTCAGGGCATCAACGATCAGATGAACCTGAGCAATCTCTATGCGACTGCCGGTAGCGGACTGAACGCTCTTGACCAGTCTGTGTTGAACAATGCGCTCGCCCAGTATCAGGGACGCATTGGGGACACATGGTCGCCCGTCCAGAACCTCTACAACATCGCAGGGGCAAACAACTGGGGCTCCACGAGCAACACAAGCGGAACCACAGTCTCCATGAATCCTGTGGCGAACCCACGGTCAAATCCTGGCGCTCTTGGTCTCGTTGGTGCGGGTCTTGGTGTCGCCGGTTCTCTAGCTGGCCTTAGCATGGGTGGCGGAGCAACTCTTGGTGGGAGCCTTCTTGGCGCTGGGCTCAACAACATGTTCCCGAGCTTCGGTAACTTTGTAAACAGGGGGAACTGATGGCACAAAGTCCGCTGTATAATAGTTCCTTGGTGAACCTTTATCGCTCTATCGGCAATCAAATGGGTGTGTCTCCTGCATTTGTTAATGCATCGATTGCTCAGGGTATCTCGGAGTCCTCGCTTGATCCTAAATCTCGTGGTGACGGGGGAAAGGCCTTTGGTCTCCACCAGTGGCATCCCGACCGCCAAAGAGGACTACTGACGTTAAGTAAACAAATGGGACTGCCTCCAACAGACCCTCGGGTTCAGATACCTTTTTGGTATAACGAAAACAAATCAAACTGGAGCATAAGCGACCCCACTGCGGCCAATAATGCTGCTATTGCTTCAGAGCGTCCGGCTGGTTGGAAACCGGGAGACCCTACAGGCGTCCCGAGCTACAATAAGCGTCTTGGGGACACCATGGCGCTTATGCGTATGCAGGCTGGGCAGCCCAATACACAAGACCCGAATAGCTTTATGGCTATGGCACCTGAAGGAGCAGACGGCTCACCACAGGCCACCGTAGGCCCGCAGAGCGTATCTCTGGGCGACGACCAGCAGCAACCCTTCGATAACATCGGGTCTACTCTGGCTAACGTGGGTGCAGCCATTGCCTCTCTGGATAGCCAGGGGACAGGCATTGCGTCTCTGAACGCCTCCCGTGTCGCACAGAACCTGTCGGCTCAGGAAGCTATGAGAGAACGGCAGGGCGGCTGGAAGTTCATTGGACAGACCGACAATGGTCTTGGGATGATCTTTCAGAAACCCACGGGCGAGGTCCGCATTGAGCCAGTCTCTGGACAGTTTGCCGGACAGAAAGAGCCTGAGAATATCCGAACCCTTCGCATGTTAGCTGATCCGGCTAACAAACAACTTCTTGATGTGAAAGAAAAGCTCTCTGGCAATTCCGAGCAGTCTAACTTCGATGAAAACGGTAATTGGAAGTATGAAACCTCCGTCGAGGATGTGGATACTTTGATTGACCGGGCTGCTGCCGGTGAAGGTAACGATGTTCTCAAAGGTCAGACCAAAAAGACAAGGGCCGACTTCAATCACCGCGTCACTGAACGCAATATTGCTCCAGAGACGTTTGCTGCTGGTAAGGCTGCTCAGTCTGGACTTCTTCAACAGTCCCGTGAGTTTGGTCGCAGACAGGGTGTTCTTGAGATTGCTGTTCCGAAGCTACAGACAGACATTGCTGTGGCTCGCGACCTCCTTCAGCAATACAAGAAGGAGAACCCGAATAGCTCGTGGAAGGGATGGAACTGGCTCAAGAACGCAACCACCGAGGAGTTCACAGGCCCTGGCGCGCAGACTCTTGCCAAGCTTAAAGAGACCTTCAAAACACTCACAGACCAGTTCGCGACTGTTCAACAAAACGGTCAGCTAACAGAGGCGTCTCGTCAACAGGCCGCAAAGCTTATCAACGAGAACATGGATACTGGTGTGGCTGAAGCTGTTTTGGATAACATGCAGTCACTTGGTGTTCGAAGCTTGGATAGCGTTCGAAAAGCCCGCGAAAATCACTTAGCCAGAATGACGAAGAAACCTCTTCCATTCCCAGAGCTTGAAGATGATCCAGAGGCTAACAAAACCAAAAGCAACACGAAGAGACTGAAATACAACCCGGCTACGGGTGAACTGGAATAACACATGGCAATTGAAGTAGAAGGGCCGGATGGGTCCGTAGTTGAATTTCCTGATGGCACGTCCAACGAAGTCATCAAAGGCGCTATGGCCAAACATTTCGGCCCTCCTACCAATCAGCGTCTTTCCCCAGAGCAAGCCACAGACGCTATGTCTGTCCCTGACAAGTTCACACGAGCAGGCGTCAAGGGACTGACTACCGGCGCTAGTGGCCTCGTGAATACCCTTGGTAAGTCTATTGAAGGCGCTGACCCAAAGAAACTGGCGAAGCTACAGTCTCTCATTGGCGCTATTGAAGAGCGGATGGGTGTAGACCCTACGCAATACAAGCCTGCCTCTGAGGTAACTGGAGACCCCAATAGACCAATCATGGAACGCCTGGCGTCTGCCCCTCGTTCTGTGGTCGAAATGGCTGGCCCTGCTATTGTTGGTGGTGCCGTAGGTGGACTTCCAGGTGCTGTAGCCGCAACCACGGCCACCACGGCTGGCTCGACCATCGACCGCAAGCGTGAAGCTCTTGGCCTTACCCCAGATCAGGAGTTACCCAACAAGGCCAAGAAAGAGGTTGCAGCCAAGCTAGGACTTGACGCAGCGTTACTCGCGGCAGGCGGGGGGTTAACCCGTGGTCTCATGGGACCCATAGAGGCTACAGGCACACGGGCTCTTGGTGAGGCTGGTAAACGTGCTGCCTTGGCTACCACGGTTGATGCGGGTCTAGGCATGGACGCCGCTGCTGCTGACAAGGTTCTTGTGGAAGGCAAAATGCCTACCGCCAGTGACCTCGTTGTCGGAGCTGCTCAGGGTGCGCTTCCGGGTCTTGTGGCCCACACTCCGGGTGTTGCTGGTAGAGTTCCAGGCGCTGTAGGTGAGGTTGGGGCTGCTGCTGGCAAGGCTGTCAGGGAGCCTGTGGTCAACAGAGCTTTCCGTTCCATGGAGGCTTTGGACCCAGAGGCCCGTGGCCGCGTTGCCGACAGGGTCAAGGACTTCGGCAACAACTTTGATGCTGCCCAAGAGTCTCTACTCAGGGATGTTAACAGTGCAGCTAAAGGTCTGGATGATGTTACCAAGGAAACGATTGATAACATCAAGATTGCCTTCAAAAACAAGACGCCTGTCAAGCAGGAGTGGATTGACCAAGTGACACAGGCCGATCCGTTTGCTGGTCGTGCTATTGACGACCTTATGACCCTTGGTTCCATGCGTGGACTTGAGGACAAGGCGCTAGGCAAAAGCACCAGAGGCCTCAACCCGTTTGAGAGCTTCAAGACCCGAGTTGGTGACTATGCTCTTGCTCACCTGATCTCCCCGAAGCTCGGCGCTGCTGCTGCAATCCTGCAAACCGGCGCTGACCTTGGGGCTCGTGGTATCGACAGGTTCACGGGTTTGGCTGACCCCGCGAGTGTTATCACCGAGAGGTATGCTGGAACCGCCAGCCCCACACAGACGATAGCAGAAGCCAGAGCCTCCGCGTTTGCCACAGACCTCGCTGAACGACAGGCTAAGGCTAGTGCGGCCAAGGCTGAACTCGATGCCGCCAAGACCAACCAGATAGCCACGAGGCTTGAAGGAGACATTGGCAACCTTGCGACCAAGCGTGTCCAAAAGTTGGCGAAGGATCGACAAGCTGAGTCTGACCGTAAGTGGAAGGAAGCCTCCCAATCTGTTCGAGACCTGAATAAGCGCGATGATATCCAAAATAACTCAGATTCGATATACAATCCAGAGGCCATAGAGTGGGGACCTTCGAGTTCACTTGCAGGAACCCCAGCGGCCAGAGCCATCACGGCGACCAAGGCTCTTGAGAGATACAACAGGAAAGTTGCCAAGGATCAAGCTGCTGCTCAGAGAAAAGAAGAAAAACAGAAGAGCGAAGCTGCACAGGCCAAGGCCGCCAATCGCGTCAAGCAAGCTGAAGTAAAAGCGGACAAAGCAACGGAAGACGCTGATCCTAACACGATTAAGCTAAATCACCTTGGTTATGAGCTTACAGGATACACGGACAATATCGATTCAATTCCTGGATGGAAGCGTCGAACAAAGCAAAACCTTGATGATAGACGCGAAGTCATAGACCGAGCTAAAGCTATGACAGACGATACAAAGGTCCGTGAGTTACTCGACCAGCTTGAACGCGACTGGAATATTCGCACCTCAAAATATGACAGAAAAAAAGCATATCGTATGCTCAACGACCTTAAGAAAGATAAGCGTATTCCAGACGATATTGGTAACGTGCTGTTAGATCAGTGGGACAAAGTGAAAAACACATGGGAGCCAGATGATTGACCACCTGATTCACATTGGGGATGGTCGCTACGTTACTTCTGTTGAGGGGGCGCTAACACCGCCTCCTCCCAAGAAGATCAACAAGGCCAAGAAGCCTGCCAAAGACTACCATCCGCCACCTCTGAACCCTCCGTCACACCGCAAACCCAACAAGAACCCACGAGAGAGACGGGACCGCATTGAGAACATCCCTGGTTACAGCGAGTATCTCAAGTTCATCCTTGGTATGGGTGGGAAGTATGGGTTTGCTGGATTTCAACCGGGACAATCAGAAGGATACAACAGGAGACAGCTTGAGGAGCTTAGAGCCGCAGCTATCCCGCTTGTAAAGAAAGACATGGCTAACATCAAGAAACAGATTGATCTACCTGAGATGGCCGAGGAGGCTCTTGAGGGAGCCCTTACCGTCCTCAGGACCCCTAACTCACAACAGACGAAACTCGCTGCCGCTAAACTTATCCTTGAGTTCACCAAGACCAAACCAGTCGCCAAGTCTGAGGTCTCTGTGAACAAGGCCGAAGAGTGGCTGACGACTCTGGCAAACGATGACCTCTCAGATTGATCGAAAAGCTCTACGACGACGACTTTACAACGATTTCGAATTTTACGCACGTAATGCGATTAAGATTAGAACAAAAGATGCGGACGTAAGACCTCTGGTTTTGAATGCGCCACAGAAAAAGCTGCATGAGGCTATTGAGGCGCAAAGAAAATCTACTGGTAAGGTCCGCATCATAATTCTGAAAGCACGACAACAGGGCTTCTCTACTTACACAAGTGGTCGCCTCTATTGGACGCTCAGTCAGCGTAAGGCTCGCAAGGGTTTGGTCGTTGCACACCAAGCTGATAGTTCTCGAACACTCTTTGACATTTACAGGCGCACACACGCTGAGATGCCTGAGTTACTTAAGCCGTCTACAGCATACAGTTCTAGAAAAGAGCTTGTGTTCAGCGGTCTAGACTCCGGCATTCAGATTGCTACTGCTGGTGGTGAAGGGATTGCTCGTGGTGAAACCTTTACAGATGCCCATTTGTCTGAGGTAGCATTTTGGCCGAGTGCGGTTGCATCGGACAATCTAAACGCTTTGTTGCAGGCAATCCCTAACTCAGATGATACCTCCATCTATATTGAAAGCACAGCTAATGGTATGTCTGGAGTTTTCTACGAGTTATGGAAAGGTGCAGTAGAGGGGACAAACGGTTTTCTGCCTTTTTTCTCAGCCTGGCATGATACACCTGAATATGTTGAGGATGTTTCTGATGGTTTTGAGAGAACCTACGAAGAGGAAGACCTTGTAAAGGAACTTGGACTGACTGATGGTCAGTTAATGTTTCGTCGCCGGAAAATTGCACAAAACGGTATTGACAAGTTTAAACAGGAATATCCCTCGAACGCTGATGAAGCCTTCATAGCCAGCGGTAGACCTGTATTTGATCCCGAACACATCTACGAAATGCTAAAGTATTCTGAGCCACCATTGTATCAGATGACAATGGAAGGCCAGACGTTCGAAAAGCATTCCCGTGGAGAACTTAAGGTATGGAAGGAGCGAGACCTTGGTGACCAGTATTGGATTGGTGCTGATGTTGCTTTGGGTATACAAAACGGTGACTACTCCGTTGCCCAGGTGCTTGATAGTCAGAAAAGATTAGTTGCCTCTTGGAGGGGGCATATCCATCCTGATGCATTTGCAGACGTTCTCTTTGCACTCGGTAATTACTACAACGAAGCGACAATTGCTGTCGAGTCGAACAACCATGGTCTACTGACTGCCATTAGGTTAGGTAGAGACCTCGCGTATCCATATACGTGGACTGAGGTTGGCGAGGGTAAACTTAACGATACTGAAACAATTAACATAGGCTTTCGGACAACATCCAAAACGAAGCCTCTCATTATTGATCGACTCAGAGCCGCTCTCAGACAAGATGAACTTTGGATAAAGGATCGAACGACCTTAAACGAGATGCTGACGTATATTGTTTCTGAAACAGGCAAGCTCGAAGCTGAAGCCGGTTGTTACGATGACGCGGTCATGAGTTTAGCTTTGGCGAACCATGTACATGTCGGCGCATTTAAGCCAATCGAAATCCCACAAGAACTTTACGTTAAGGCGATATAAGCAAGGTTTTATCCGAGAAGATGGTCTTGTTTTTTCGAGATACAACAAAAGTGGTAGTGAGGTTTGGATAACACAAGAAAAGTATCACACCACAAAAATACATAGGACGTTGTGTTGTGCAATAAGTAGAGCGAAGAAGCAAAACCTCCCATACAATATCGACCTTGCTTATTTGTGTTCAATCTTTCCGAAGGACGGAAGATGTCCCGTGTTTGGTGTTGTCCTTACATGGGGAGATGAGACTGGAAGAAGCACAAGTCCTTCATTGGATAGAATTGTTCCAGCGTTGGGATATGTAAAAGGAAACCTAATATGGGTCTCCAATTACGCAAATATTATGAAATCCAATCATTCTATTTCAGCACTTGAGACGCTGGTAAATTTCTATAGGCAATTGGAAGGACCTCATGAAGGACAAACAACTCACTGATGAGGCTATTGGCGTTCTCATCGATAGAAAGATAAACGAAAGCGTAATTTGGTTCAACGCAAAGCTCTCTCGTGAACGCGAGAAAGTGATGCAGTATTTCAATGGGGAGCTTCCCCTAAGACAGTCGTCAGGCTCATCAAGCTATATCTCCACTGAAGTATACGACGCGGTGGAAATGATGAAATCTCAGTTGCTTGAGACTTTCTCGGCTGGCCGTGAGATTGCCAAGTTTGACCCAAACGGGCCTGATGATATCGAAGAAGCGCGTATCGCAACGGAATACTGCGACTACGTTTTGTTCAGACAGAACGATGGATACAAAATCTTCTCTGATGTTATCCACGATGGTCTTATTGCCCGTGTTGGCGTAGCCAAGGTCTATTGGGAAGAGAACGAGCAGATTATCGATGAAGAGTTCGATGACCTGACTGAAGAAGAGGTCATGGCTCTTGCTGCTGAAGAGGATGTCATTGACCTAACAGCAGAAGTCGATGAAGACGAGACGTTCCTTTACTCTGGTAAGCTCACACGGAAGCGGGACACCTCACAGGTCAAGATTGAGGTAATCAACCCTGAGGAGTTTGCTATTGAGCCTCAGGCAAAACACTTGGGGCCGGAATACTTCTGTGACCACAGATCGCTGAAGACCAAAGATGACCTCATCAAGATGGGCTTTGACCGGAAGAAGGTTGATCGTATCTCTCGTGTTGAAGACAACCTCACGCTTCAAGCTCTACCAGAAACATGGGCTCGCTTTCAGCAACTTGATGCTGGCTTCAAGGTAGACACATCTGAACAACAGGACGAGCTTAAGACAATTCTTGTCCACGAGTGTTATTGGAAGTTCAAACGTGAGAGCGATAAGCACGCCAAGCTCTACAAGGTAGTTCGTGCTGGCAATGTGACTCTTGACATTCAAGAGGTCGAAGATTTGCCATTTGTTGTTTTCACACCACTACCAATAAGTCATTCGTTCTATGGAAACAATTTTGCGGCTCGCGTTATACCGTCACAAAACGTCAGGACTGTTCTCACGCGCGCTATCGTTGACCACGCAACGATTACAGTCAATCCTCGATACACCGTCCTCAAGGGTGGCCTTACGAATCCACGAGAGCTTCTGGATAACCGTCTTGGTGGCCTGGTTAATGTCACGCGCCCTGATGCTATCTCTCCGTTGGAGCAGGCACCACTTAACCCGTTTGTCTACCAGACGCTTGAACTTATCAAGGCTCAGACCGAGGAAACTACCGGCATCTCAAGCCTCTCACAGGGTTTGAACAAGGATGCCATCAGTTCCCAGAACTCTGACGCCATGGTTGAGCGTCTGGTCTCTCTAAGCCAAACCAGACAGAAGGTTATCGCAAGGAACTTTGCGAATAACTTCCTGATCCCTCTGTATCTCAAAGTCTACAGCCTTGTGGTAGCCAAGGAAGACCGAGAGAAGGTTGTGGAGCTAGCTGGTAACTGGGTGAAGGTAAAGCCCAGTGGCTGGAGAGACCGTAAGTCCGTCAGCGTAAGCCTGCATCTCGGCTATCGTGAGCATGAGTCTGAAGCCCAAAAGCGGCTTGAGATGGCTGCGTTTATGACACAGAGCCCTGCGTTTGCTCCTATGTTCCAGATGCCCAACGCCTACAAGCTTGCATCTGACGTGATGAAGCTGCGGGGTATGACCAACGTCAACGATTATCTCACTCCGCCTGAGATGATACCTCCGCCACAACCTGATCCGATGGCTGTCCAGCAGATGCAGAACGAGGCCATGAAGGCTCAGGCTGCGCTCATTACTGCTCAGGCGACTGCGGGTAAGGTCCAGGCTAACGCTCAGATCGACCAGACCAAGATTGGTCTTGAGGCTGAGAAGTCCGCTGTGGATGCTCAGATCAAGGTTCAGGATGCCAACCGCAAGGATGTGGACATTATGAACAAGGTCGAGATTGCACAGCGTGAAATGGCGCTCGCTGAGAGAACAGAAGCGACCGAAGTTAAACAAAGCAACATTGTGAGTCCAAATGGATAAAATTACGAAGCCCAAGGCGTTCAAGGATATCCCTGAGACCATTACCCAGGTCCCTGAGATTAAGCCCGAAGATGTCCGGGAAAATAACTATACGGTTCCCTTTGAGGACACGCCTTTGGGTCAACTGAAGAAGGAACAGAAGTGATGGCCAAGATGGGCTCGAAAGACAAGATGCCGACCGCTGGTATCCCAGGTGGTCGTGGCCGCAAGGCACCCAAGGCTGCCCCGGCTGGCTCTAAGCAGGCTGTTGGTTCCCGTGGTAAATCTACGGGGGGCAAGGCTCCCAACAAGGACTCCAAGCTCGGCATGGGGACCGGCAAGACCTATGGCCGGTGTTGATTGACGTATGTCCTTAACCGCTGAAGAGCGGAAGGCAAAAAACGCAGCAAACCAGCGCAGATATTACCAAAGCAATAGAGAAAAGATACTCCAATCACAACATGCGAAGCGTATTGACGCAAATGTTCGTCGTAAGCAAAGCAGAGATACGCTTCGCGAAATAATTAACGACATTAAGGCTGTTCCCTGTCAGGATTGTGGGGTCAGCTATCCTCCATATGTTATGGATTTTGACCACGTTCGTGGTGAAAAATATCGAGATGTATCCACGATGATTGGTGGTGGGTTCTCTCTTGCTAGAGTTATTGCCGAGATTGAAAAGTGCGACATTGTTTGCTCAAATTGCCACCGCATAAGAACACATGAACGAAGAACAAATAGTGAGACGCGGAGCGATAGCTTCGAGTGTTCTCCAGTCTGATGACCACATCAGTTTTTATCAAGAACTCAAGTCGCTCATCCTCGAAAGTATCACTCAGACAAAACCTGAAGATACGTCAGAGCGTGAGCGGCTTTATTTCCAGTTTCGCGCTGTTGATGACGTTATAGGCATCATGCAGTCATATTCGGACGCCGCCAAGGCTATCCATGACAAAAACGAAAGTGAACGCAACTAATGCAGGCAGCTATCCAAGGTAATCTTCCAAAGGACGCTGAGAAAGAGCTTGATGGCTCTGATACCGGAGCCGATGATTTCTTCCGCCGTATTGTTCAGGAAACCACAGACGCCAATGAGCCATCTGAGGATGTAACAGACGACGAGGATAACACTACAGACGACGAACAGACCACTGAAGATACCGATGACGACACCTCCGAGACCGAAGGGGAAACTCCAGAGGAAGACGAGTCGGAAGACACAGATGAAGACCAAGAGGAAGAAGAAGATAGCGACGAGGAAACTGAGCAGGACTCTAAGAAGTCTTATGCTTCGGATGATACGTTCGTTAAGCTTAAAGTAGACGGAAAGGAAATCGAAGCATCCGTCAAGGACCTCAAGCGTCTATATGGTCAGGAAGCGTCACTAACCCGCAAGTCCCAGGAAGCCGCAGAAACCAAGAAGAGAGCAGACGAAGCCGCAGTCAAGCATGTGACGGGCCTTGAGAAACTTCTTGAACGCGCACGGGAACAGGCAGCACCCTACGCCAACATCAACTTTCTTGCGCTGACTAAAGACCCCAATGTTAGCTCTGAGGAACTCTCAGCCCTCTCAGACGCCGCTAATCGAGCCTTCGAAAACGTGCGCTATCTGGAGCAGGAGCTTGATGGAGTTGTCAGAACAGCACAGGTAGAACGTCAGCAGCAGATGGTTGCCCAGGCAAGGGAGACCATCAAGATACTGACAGACCCCAAGACTGGTATCCCCGGCTGGAACGAGCAGATGTATAACGACATCCGCAAGTTTGCTGTGGACACAGGGATGAACGAACAGATCGTCAACGAGATGGTTGATCCTGTGGCGTTCAAAATCCTCCACATGGCTATGCAGTATCAAAAAGGTAAGTCTGCTTTGAGCAAGACCAAGAAGGTCGATAAGACACCCAAGCGCATCATTAAAGGCACGCCAGAAGAAGTCGTCAAGAAATCCAAGACCACTCAGAAACAGGAAGTCTATAAGCGACTCCGTGAGACTGGATCAGTTGACGATGCTGCGGATGCTTTCATGGCTCGATGGGGCGAATAACCCAACTTTTAGCTTTAGGAATTTTTAGATGTCTACGTATACGACTTATGAAGTTATTGGTAAGAAGGAAGATGTCTCGGACATCATCTCGAATATCTCTCCGACCACGACTCCCTTCCAGTCGATGATTGGCAAGGAGAGCGTCTCTAACGTCCTCTTCCAGTGGCAGGAAGACACGCTCGCGGCTGCTGCTGCCAACGCTCAGTATGATGGCTTTGACGCCACTGACGTTGCTGCGGTTCCCACGACGATTCGCACGAACTTCACTCAGATCATGGCGAAGTCCATCAAGGTTGCTGCCACGACCGACAAGGTTGCTACCTACGGTCGAGCTAAGGAAACTGCGTTGAGTTATGGTAGCGCAGTATAAACCATGTGAACTCAGGGAAACTCCTACGGGACAATCCTGAGCCAAGCCCCGAAAGGGGAAGGTGCAACGACTAGAGCGAAAGCTCGTAGGGCCAAGTGGTCCGAAGCGCATGGGACACCGAAAGGTGTCGTGATATAGTCTGATCTTATGGGTAACTATAAGCTGCCGAAAGGCGGGTAGAGCCTAACGACCTCTGCTGAACACAAAATGACCAACTCTCGAAGCGCGCCGCTGAACTGAAGCGCGACCTCGAATACGTCCTGCTTAACAAGCAGGCTGGTGGCACGGGACAGAACGCGGCCAACAACGTCATCACCTCCATCGGTAACACCACGGGTGGCTCGGGTGACGCTACGGTTGCCCGCACCATGAAGAGCTACCAGGCTCAGGTTGACTCGACGCTCCTGAACAAGACCGGTGGCACGACCACGGCTATGACGGAGACCCTCCTGAACACCACACTTCAGGAACTCTTCGATGCCGGTGCTGACCCGAAATTCCTCATGATTCCTCCGGGTGAAGCCCTCAACATCGCCTCGTATGCGGCTGCTTCGGGTCGCTATCGGTTTGCCGATAACTCTGATGCGGATGCGGCTCGCCGTGTGATTAACGTGGTGGACCTTTATGTTTCGCCGTTTGGTGAAGTTAAGGTCATCCTGAACCGCTTCCAGGCGGCTGATGACCACCTCATCTTCGACCCGGACATGTGGAAGCTTTGTGTCTTCCGTCCGTGGACCCGTGAGCCCCTTGCGAAGGTCGGTGATGCCGAGCGTCACATGATTGTCGGCGAATACAGCCTCAAGCACAAGAACTACAAGGCCTCGGCTATCGTCCGTAAGGCTGCGTAAGTCTAGTTAACCTATGGGGGCTCAGAGGAAACTCTGGGCCTCTTTTGTTTGTTCGGAACACATGACCAAGACAACACTTATCGATCTCACAGTTACTATATCCGAAGACTCTGACGCTTCTGTGGTTGTCAAGAAAGAACAGCCTATCCCGCAGTCTTTCCTTGATCGACTGAAGACCTTCAGAGACGACAGTTCCAATCGCCGCATGGGTGACTTCGAGCGCATTGCCTCCATCCCGACTGTAGTTGTCGAGAAGTGGATGAGAGAAGGCTTCAACATCTGGGACAAGAACGTCAAGGCGTCTGAGATTGTTGCTCGGCTTAACAAAGAGAATCTTCAGGCATTCCTTACGACCACAAAACGAATTTAATTTCTTAGGGAGAAACCCTTGGCATATTTGGACGTAAAGACCCAATTCCTTGGGTTGCTCAATCGACGCGATATCACTCCATCACTCGTCAACACCTTCATCGGCTATGGTCTCCAGCGTATCCAGAGAGAGCTTCGTGTTCCCGCTATGGAGAAGGTTGCTGTCTTCACGACTGATGGAACCTTTCAGGTTGATGTTCCCGGTGATTACCTTCAGGCAATCAACCTGTATACCAACACAACCACACAGCACCAGAGGCTCATACGGTCTGACACACAGACGGTTCTGGATTACTCAAAGACCTCTGGCACACCACAGTATTACTCCCGTGTAGGCGGTAAGTTTTACATCGGCCCTGTTCCTGCTTCAGGCACGCAGATTTTCATCCACTACTATGCTGATGCTTCAGCCCTTGTGGCTGACACAGACATAAACTGGATCACTGAAGTTGCTCCTACGCTTCTTGTGTATGCCGCGCTCTCCTATGCAGCCGACTACTTCCTTGATGACCGTAAGCAACTCTTCGAAGCCTCATACATCCAGATTGCTGAACAGTTACAGAACATGGCCATTCAGGATGAACTAGAGAACGCCTCTATATCGTCCGCATATGATTCCTCACCGAGTTATGTCGGTCCAGTTTTTGGGTGGTAACATTGCCTAGTTCATCTTTCTTCTCGGGGACAAACCCCACCCCTACCGAATACCAAACCGCAGTTGACCTTGTGGCTCAGGCCACCCAACAGGCTACCGCTGCCCTCGCGTCACAGAGTGCTGCCGCAGCGTCTGCCCAGAGTTCCCAAGGCTACTCTGTGTCTGCTGGAGAGTCTGCAACCACAGCAACCAATCAGGCGTCCTCGGCTGCTTCGAGTGCTGCTGGTGCGGCTAACAGCGCAACCGCAGCCGCTACAAGCGCAACCAATGCTTCCAGTAGTGCAACCGCTGCGTCTACCTCTGCGACCAATGCAGCTAACAGTGCGACGGCAGCATCCACCAGTGCGACCAATGCTGCCTCAAGTGCATCAGCGGCAACGTCTAGTGCATCAGCAGCAGCCACAAGCGAAACCAATGCTGCTGCGAGTGCAGCCTCGGCTGCCTCCACGCTTGCTTCAGCCTTGGTCAAGACAAACAATCTGTCTGACCTGAGTAACGTAGCGACTGCCCGGAGCAACCTCGGTCTGGTTGCTTCAGCCACCACAGACACAACCAATGCCTCGAATATCTCCAGTGGAACTCTGAGCAACTCCCGGCTCTCTGGTGTTCTGTTGACAGCCAACAACCTGTCTGAGGTTAACGCTACGTCAGCCAGGAGCAACCTTGGGCTATCTACAGTTGCTGCTACGGGTGCCTATAGTGACCTGAGCGGTAGGCCTGCTCTTGTTGCTTCAGCGACCACAGACACCACCAACGCATCCAACATTAGCTCTGGCACGCTCGCAGTAGCCCGTGGCGGCACCGGGACAACCACCAGCACCGGCACCGGCTCAGTGGTTCTCAGCAATAGCCCGACGCTCGTTACGCCTGCTTTAGGAACTCCAGCTTCCGGCAACCTGTCGAACTGCACGTTCCCTACGCTCAATCAGAACACGACAGGGACTGCGAGCAACGTCACGGGAACTGTTGGTGTGGCTAACGGCGGCACCGGGCTGACTTCGCTGACTGCTGGCCGCATACCGTATGGCGCTGGTGGTAGCGGGACGGACCCGTTTGGGAATAGCGCGAACCTGTTCTGGGATGCGACGAATAGTCGGCTTGGTATTGGCACTGCATCGCCAGGTAACAAGCTAGATATTGTTGGTGGTGGATGGACGCAGTCCAGCGCATCCGAAGTATTCAATGTTATTACAAGAACAGGCGCAGGAGCAGATGGTAACTTTATTGGAAATATCGGTTACAGAGCTAATAACTCGTCGTCCGTCATAAAAGATTACGTCAGGCTGTTGTTTCAGCAGGCTACTTCTACCGCAGGAAGTGAAAACGGGATATTTTTTCTTCAAGCGTCAAGAAACGGAAGTTTGTTTAATGGGCTGTTAATCAACGGTAGCTCAGACACTATTTCCTTAAGTAACTCAGCTAAAGAACGCCTTCGCATTGAGGCTGCTGGCACCGTAAACATTGTCGGCGCAGGCACTGGTGGCTCAACGCAGGCTGTGTCATTCAACGGCAGCGCGCCGATCAACAGCATGGTGTTGGATGCAAGCGGGCGGCTTGGCATTGGCACTTCGTCGCCTGCAACATTGCTCCATGTTTATGGTGGCACATCACGTATCACTCAAGATGGCACGGTTCTGCTTGAGCAATTCACCACGACAGCAAACGCTTATGTGGGAACAGCATCAAGTCACCCGTTGATATTGAGAACGGGAAATACTGATAGAGCGACTATTGATACATCCGGCAACCTCGGGCTGGGTGTTACGCCGAGTGCTTGGAGCGGCCTTGTAGCATCACAAGTAGGTAATGGCTCGCTATCATCTGGCACTTCTGGAAATAATGCACTTATTGCGTCAAACGCCTA